CAATTAAATATGTTCTATCATACCGAAGCCTGTGTAATAGACCAAAGATGTATTGGACAGTTCTTTGTAAAGTCTAGACGTACTGGATATACTTACGAAAAAGTATGTAGGTTTTTAGAGGAAGCTACGTCAAACAATAACGCTAATTTTGGTATTACATCTAAGTCAGATGAGGATGCTAAAAAAGCATTTAGTAAATTTAGTTATGCTTATCTTAACTTACCATTTTTCTTTAGACCAGTAGTAAGAGGTAAAGAAGATTCTAAAGTGTTTTTAGAGTTTGCCAAACCATCTAACATGTCTAAAGATGCAAAGAAGAAAAGAGATACACAGACAGATGACTACCTCAATACTAAGATAGATTACCAACCTACAAATGAAGGCTCTTATGATGGTCAGAAAATGTTTAGATATTTAGCTGATGAGGCATCTAAATGGACTAAGGGAAGAAACTTTCAAAGTCACTGGGGACAAGTGTCTCCTACAATGGATGAGGGTGGAACAATAGTTGGAAAAGCATTTGTTGGTTCTACTGTGGCAGCAATGAAGGATGGTGGTTTTGAATTTAGAGAGTTGTATTACCAATCATTAATTAAGAAAAGAGATATTACCACAACAAGAACACCAAGCGGTCTTTACTCTTACTTTCTTGCAGGACACAAGAACATGTCTGAATTTACAGATAAATATGGAGTGTGCCATGAAGATTTAGAAAGAGGAGAGTCATTTATAAATGCTGATGGTATTGAGAAAAAAACTGGTTCAATAAAATATCTTGAAGCAAAAAGAGCATCAAAAAGAAAGGAAAGTGATTTAGCATATAATGATGAGTTAAGAGCATTTCCAATGACGGTAGAAGAAGCGTTTAGAGACGAACTTGACAATGCCTTATTTAATATAGAAAGAATAAATGAGCAGATGTCTTTTAACATGAACAATGATGTTGACAAGACTTTAGTTCGTGGAGATTTTGGTTGGAAAGATGGTGTTAGAGACACTAGGGTTATATGGACACCAAACTCAAGGGGTAAGTTCTTAATAAATTGGATACCAGAACTATCTTTACAAAACCAATATGAGATGAAGGCTGGTTGGGGAGGATATTCTTACGCGCCTTTGAATGATGATATTGGGGCTTTTGGGTGTGACCCTTATGACATATCTGGAGTGGTTGATGGTAAAGCAAAAAGAAGTACAAAAGACAATGATAATACTGGAGGTTCTAAAGGAGCTTTAAGTGGTGTTACTTGTTTCACTTTGAAGAACGCACCATCAAATTCCTTTTTTTTAGAATATATATCTAGAACACAAACAGCAGAAATTTTCTTTGAAGATGTCTTAATGGCTTGTGTATTCTACGGTATGCCAATATTAGTTGAAAATAATAAACCTCGTTTACTATACCATTTTAAGAACAGAGGTTATCGTAACTTTGCAATTACCAGATTTGATAAAGCTGTAAATAGATTATCCGTTACAGAAAGGGAAATTGGAGGTATGCCAAACTCATCTGAAGATGTAATTCAAATGCACTCATCAGCTATTGAGAGTTACATAAATAAAAATGTTGGGGTAGTTAATGATGAAGGAGAAATTGGCTCAATGCCATTTAATAAAACATTACAAGACTGGTTAGAATTCGATATTAGAAAAAGAGGTAGTTACGATTTAGGTATTAGTTCTGGTTTAGCTTTAATGGCTATAAATAGACACTCATATAGAACTAAAGAAGAAAGAAAACCAATAACGATAAATTTACACAAATACGCATAGATGAAGCCGACAAAAGACATAGCTGTTGTTATAACAAATGCTGGATTACCAAGACAGAATGATCCATTCTCTGACAAAATAAAACCAGAATACGGTTTAAAAGTTGGTAGAGCAATATCTTATCAATGGTTTAAAAGAGATAATGGAACTTGTAGATTCTATTCTAATAGAGCTGAAGTTATTAGGAGAAGGGCGTATGCTCAAGGAATACAAGATACTTCAAAATATAAAGATGCAGTAAAGCTTAATGGTGATATGTCATATCTTAACTTAAACTTTAATCCTATTCCTATCATTCCAAAATATGTAGATGTAGTTGTTAATGGTATTAATGAGAAAGAATATAATGTACGTGCATTTTCTATAGACCCAATATCATCTGAGAATAGAATATCGTATCGTAAGAATATAGAGAGAGATATGAACGCCAAGGACTTCCTTTTAAAAGCAAAGGAGACTTTAGGTGTTAATGCATTTAATACAGATCCAGCTGAACTTCCAGAAACAAAAGACGAACTGGATATTCATATGCAACTTAAATACAAGCCATCTATTGAACTATCTGAGCAGATGGCAATAGAAACTGTATTCAACGAAAATAAATTCAACCTAACTACTAAAAAGAAGTTTGTTAAAGATTTAGTTGTTTGCGGTGCTGGAGCTGCTAAACATAGATTTACAAAATCAGAAGGAGTTAAATTGGAGTATGTGGATGTAGCTGACTTTATTTATAGTTACACTAAAGACCCTTACTTTTCTGATTGTTATTATTTTGGTGAATTTAAAAACAGTTTAATCTCAGAGGTATATAGAGATTTCCCAGACTTAACTGATGAGGACAGGGAGAAAATACAAAGCATAGGCTCTTCTTGGAACAAGTATTATTACCTTCACGAAAATGATTCTGATGACGCATTTAAAGATAAAGTTGGTTTACTATATTTCAATTATAAAAGTACTCGTCAAAAAGTATGGAAAGAAAAGAAAACCAAGAATGGTGGTAAGAAAATAATTCAAAGAGATGAAAGTTTAAATGCATCTAAAGATGGATTGTATGATGTGCTTAAAAAAGAAGAAGAGGTTTGGTTTGAAGGTATAATGGTATTAGGTACTGATATAATCCTTAAATGGGAAGTAGCTAAAAACATGGTTAGACCTAAATCAAACTTAAATAAGGTAATGTCAAACTATGTAGTATGCGCCCCATTGTTGCATGAGAGTGGACACATTGATAGCCTTGTAAACAGAATGATTCCTTTTGGAGATGAGTTACAAATTATAAATTTAAAAATACAGCAAGTACTTCAACAAATGAGACCAGATGGTCATGAAATTGATATAGAAGGTATTGCTCAAGTATCATTAGGAAACGGAAATAAATATGACCATACAGAAGCTATTAATATGTTTATGCAGACTGGTTCTATCCTTACACGAAATACAAATGTCGGAGGAGAGTTTAATGGTGGTAAAAGAGTCATACAGGAAATTCAAAGCACTGGTTTCTTAAGTAAGCTTAGCGCACTTACAAATCAATACCAATTTAAACTTCAAATGATTAGAGATGTTACTGGAGTTAATGAGGCAAGAGATGGAACAATGCCAGACAAAGATTCATTGGTTGGTCTTCAAAAAGTTGCTGCATATAATTCAAATGTAGCTACAAGACATTTACAAGATGCTACTTTTTATATTGTAAGAGGTATCGCTGAATGTATTGCCTACAGAATATCTGATGTATTAGAGTATAGTCCATTAGCAAATGATTTAATAAATAAGATAGGTAATACTGCAATGGTAGACCTTAGAGATATTAAAGATCTGCACCTATATGACTTTGGAATATTTATAGACCTTGATTTAGATGATGAGCAGAAAGCAAAGCTAGAGGCTGATTTGAGTTTAGAGATACAAGCTGGAACTCTTGGTGTTGAAGATAAGTTTGCAATATTAAACATTAGGGATTACTCATTAGCGTATAGAGTATTATCTATGGCTAAAAAGAAAAGAGCTAAAGATTTGCAAAAACAAGAGATGGATAAGATAAAAGCCAATCAAGATTCTCAAATACAAATATCTCAAGCAGCATCTCAAGCTAAAGCACAACAAGCAGAGATGGAAGGTCAGATTAAAATGCAGGTTCAACAAGCTGTTAATCAGGGTAAAATAGACGAGCTGACTAAAGAGGCTGAATTGAAACTAGAGTTAATGGCCAGAGAGTTTGAATACCAGATGCAAATAAAACAAAGAGAGTCTGATGTATTAAACCAAAGAGATACGGCAAAAGAAGACAGAAAAGACGATAGAACTAAATTACAAGCAAGTCAACAATCTAAAATGATTGACCAAAGAAATGCTGACAAAGCACCAATAGACTTTGAATCAGACGGTATGGATGGCCTTGATGGTTTTAGGTTATAAAACTTGTTTATAATTATTCTATCTTTGCATAAATTTTCAATTAAATCTAAAACAGTAAAATATGAGTATGTTCAAAACAGTTGATTATGAAGACGAGCCTTTAAATCAAGAGGC